GCGACGGCGAGTACGTCGTCGAGTTTCACGTCTCGGAGCTCGCGCCGCTGAGCGCGACGATTCTCGGCTCGAGCTCGCTCCGCGGCGTCGAGTACGAGCAGGGGGTCGAGCCGAATCTCTCGACCGCCCGCCGGACGATCGCGCTCGCGCGCCATCAGGACGGCCGCGCAACCTTCGACGAGGCTTTCGCCGTGACGCGCGGCGTCTAACGGTTCGGGGAGAGGGTAGGCGCGAGCGGGCCCGCTGAGTCGGGCCCGTTTCGCGTTCTAGAGCGGCTGCGGCGCCGGCTCGATGAACAGCGAGTCGCCGGTGACGCGGAGATCAGATCCGACGAGAGCTGCGGCCGCAGTCAGCGGCTCGTGCCGCCACGGCCGCTCGCGCCAACACTCGATAAGCGCCTCGACGTCGCGGCCGAGCCGTGCCGCCTGATAGCTCGCGTACCACCGCTCCTCGGCCCACCCGTTCTGACGGGCCCGCTTGCCGTACATCGCTTGCGCCGGCCCGTGCAGCCCGAGGTAGCGGAGCGTTTCCGCGGTGTAGAACGTCGCGCGCGGATCGCCGGCCTCGAGCGCCGGTCGGAGCAGCTCGAGGTCGCGCTCGAGCTTGACTGCGGTCGACGCGCCATCGCCGACGTGCTCGAGCTGCAGCCCGACGATATTCATAGCGTTCGGCACCTCGAGCGCTTCGTGCGTCGCGCCGACGTACCGGAGCTCCGCGTCGCCGCGCACGAGCCGCGGCACCCGGTACTCGAGCCCGTGATCGAACACGGATACCTGCCACGCGTCGACGGCGATCGCGCCGGCGCCGGCGAGCCACTCGCGCAGCCCGTCGTTCACGAACCGGAGCACGTAGTCGGCGTCGACGACGAGCAGCCAATCGGCCGAGCCTCGAGCTCGTCGCAGCGCGAGCGTCCGGTTATGTCCGAACGACCGCCACGTGTGCCGGTACAGCCGGCCGGGTTTCGAGCGCAGTAGGTACTTCACGAGCTCGCGCGTGCCGTCGGTCGATCCCGTGTCGCAGATCGTCCACGTGTCGACGAGGTCGGCCTCGAGGAACGACCGCAGGCACCGCGTCAGGATCGGTTCCTCGTCGCGGACGATCATCACGAGCCCGAGCGTCGCACGCGCCGGCGGCGCCGCTCGCCGAGCTCGAGCTCGCCGTTCGCTCACAGCGGAACCGCGCCCTTATCGTTCACGCCGCCCGAGCAGTCGGCGCCGCCCATCAGCCCTTTAGTCGGCTCGGCCGTATCGCCGCCGTGACCGCCGAGCGTCGTCGCCGCGATCTCGATCGAGAGCGCGTTCACGGCCGTTGCAATCTGCGTGTACGTCTTTGTGAGCACTCCGCACGAATTCGTCTCGAGGTAGACCACGAGCCCCGGGAACACGTCCGGGTACGAGCCCGCCTCGAACAGCATCAGCTTCCCGGTCGACGCCTCGATCCCGGCGCCGGCGTAGCCGACATTCGCCGGCGACTCGATCGACCGGTACGTGCCGTCGGTCTCGGTCAGCACGACGTTAAACGGGTCGAGGTAACACGCGGCCGACGTGCTTTCGCCGTCGTGGTACAGGAACGAGATCTGATCGCCGTCGCAGACGATCCCGAACCCGTCGGCGACACTCATTCCCGTAGGCCACACGACCGAGCCGAGCGACGTATACACGCCGGCGTCGATCCGCCACAGCTCGAACGTCTTACTCGACGAGCTCGTCGGCGTCGCGCTCGCGGCGTACCCGGTGACGGTGCCCGTGCCCGGGTCGACGAGCCGCGCGAAGATCCATATCGACTCGCCGATGCCCGGCACGACGTGCACGAACACAGTCGCCCGGCAGCTCGACGCGAACGCCTGCCCGTCGTACCACGCGGTGCCGGTGCCCGACGCCGCGTGCCCGTCGTCGTATAGGTCGGCGTCGCCGGGAACGATCTCGTTCTGCATCCCGGCCGGCGGCGTCGTGCCGCTCGAGCCGGCGAACCCGACGAGCGAGCTCGACCAATCGTAGAGGGTCGACTGAATGTACGACGGCAGCGGCGGACCGAATACGGCCGTGAACGGCTGGAACGGCGCCCACGTCGCCGAGCCGCCGCCGACGACCCACCGCATTTGCAGCACGCAGCCGGTGATCCCGCAGCCGATGATCGGCGAGAACGGTCGCAGAATAACGGCGTGGTCGAGCGCCTGAATCGGGCCCGGCGTAGTCGCCGCCTGCGCGCAGTCGGGAGTGTTCGCGTCGAACCACCCGGTATCGAACGCGCCACTGTAGTACGTGCCGCTCGGATCGCTCGCGCCGCCGGTCGACGGGTTCACGACGCCGATCTGCGCGGTGCCGAACGTGATCGTGCCCGTGACGCGCGCCTCGAGCTGATAGCCGGCTAGGACATTGTCGACGACGTTGTACGCCTCGAGGATCGGCATATCGGCCGACGGGATCTGAAACGGGCCGGCGCCGAACCCGGTCGAGTAGCCGATCGTCTGCGACGTCGGCGAGGGATCGCGCGGCGTGCCACCACGGAACGGGCACGCGCGCAGCGCGACCGGGAAATCGTCCCATATGCACGAGGAGTCGGCCTCGAACTTGATCTGCGGCGAGTGAGCGCCCGAGCCGAGCGACACGCTCGCTTTCGGAGCTCCGGGGATCAGATCGAGCGGCACGGCCTAGTTAAGCAGCTTGTATCGGAGGAACGAGCCGGCTCGAACGGTGACGCCGTTCGTCGAGCTCGTGACCTGCGCCCATTGCACCTTGAACGCGACCGCCGGCGACGGGCTCGTGAACATGCCGACGAATTGACACGTGCGGTCGGCGCCGTTCGGCTCGCACCCGAACGACTGCGACGCGTTCAGCTGAAAACCCGTAAACCCGGAGGTGATCGCGTTATCGGCCGTGTTGATACAGCCGAAGTGATAACAGCCGCGGTACGTGTTATCGCAGCCGGCCGTAGCTTTGAAATCGGGATCGGTGCCGCCGGTCGCGCGCGCGTAAATGAGACCGATCTCGATCAGATACGACTTGTTCGCGGTCGGCGTGAACGTGAGCTCGTTATCGTCCTGCAGCGTTACGGAGCTCGTGACGGTCTCGTCGACTGATTTCGTGATCGTCGTCCAATCCGAGCCGCCGGCGCCGGTCGGCCCCGTGGGCCCCGTGGGCCCGGTCGGCCCGGTCGGCCCGGTCGGCCCCGTGGGCCCGGTCGGCCCCGTGGCGCCCGTCGAGCCGGTCGCGCCGGTCGGCCCGGTCGGCCCCGTCGGCCCGGTAGGACCGGTCGCGCCGGTCGATCCCGTCGAGCCGGTCGGCCCGGTCGGCCCGACTGCCCCTTGCGCGCCGGCGGCGCCCGTCGCGCCCGTCGGGCCGGCGGCGCCCGTCGCGCCGGTCGGCGCCGATGCCATGTTGAACGTGACGTCGCCGGTCGAGCTCGAGATCGACCACACGACGACGTGCCCGGACGCGTCCGAGCCGATGAGGATCTCGTCCTCGTCGGGAATCCATGCCGTCGGCAGCGTGAACACGACCGAGCCGTCGGCGCCGCCGCTGATGAATCCCTGCAGCTCGAGCCCGGCCGGGTGATTGACGTTTCGGCGGAACCGCATTCGCCGTAGCCCCGTGCCGACGTTCGCCCACGAGTTTTGAAACGCCGGCGATTCGTCGGTCGTATCGTCGTCCGTCGGGTAGTCGCCGACAAAGATCCACGGCGCCGGGATCGGGTCGGCGCCCTCGGATCGGTGATCGCGTGCGTGTAGCTGCGGCTTTGGCATCAGCTCGTCGGAAACGGGTTCGAGGTGAAGTAGGCCATAGGCGAGAGGTCGAGCGAGAGCGTGACGTCGTCGAGCGTGTAGTCGCCGGCGGAATCGGCAGCGCGGCCGACGACCTCCTCGTGCACGCCCTCGACGTAGAACGGTTCCTCGTTGAACCCGCCGCCGCCCGGCGAGCCGATCGTGATATCGACACGGTCGGCGATATCGATCTGCGCGAGCAGCTTCCACGTCGGGCCGGCTCGATCGTCGTCGTCGCGCATCGGCCGGAACGAGCATTGCGTGACGCGGTTCCGCGGCTCGGCGTAGTTGTCGACGATGTATTGCGAGAACAGGAGCGTTTCGGCGAGAGCGGCGACGCCGCGGTCGAGCTCGGCGGTCGTGTACGACGTCGGATCGAGCAGCCCGTGCTTCGTGAGTAGGTTCTGTTTCGACCACGACCGCACGCCGCGGAGCCCGATCGACGTCAGATCCTGCACGAGCTGCCCCGGGACGTCTTTGTCGCGAATGTTCAGCGGAGTAGCTAGCGCGCTGTTCAGCACCTTCGACCGGCCGCGATTGAACCCGAACCGCCGGAGGTGAGCTCGAGAGCTCGGACCGCCGGCGACGTAGGCGCCGTCGCCGACGTGCCAATGCTGGAAATCCCATCGGTCGGGGGTCGTCGACGCCGCGGTGCCGGCCGGGTCGAACTTCGCGAGCCGGCCGTGAAAGACGCCGCGGCCGAACCGGTCGGGGTAGAAGTTAGAGACGCCCGGGAACTCGGCGTCGACGCACTCCTGAATCGCCGTCAGCGCGGACTCGCCCGGCGAGTAGATCGTTTCCCATAGGTCGACGTTGCCGGAGAACACGACGAAAAAATCGACCGGCAGCCCGGCGTCGGAGATCACTTGCAGGATTCGATCGTCTACGGCCGCGTTGTCGAAAAACACGTCGCCCTGATTCGCGATCGGCGGTACGTCGCCGAATTGCCCGGGCTGCATCTCGATTGTGTTCAGGATCTCGTAGATATCGACGAGCTCGAGCGTCAGCACGTTAACGCGCTGCGACGGATCGAATTCGTAATCCCACTCGCCGACGAACCCGCGGAACCGCGTCTGCCACTCCTCGAGAACGGGGTTCCACCGCGCGATGCCGGCCTGCATCAGCGGCTCGATCAGCCCGTACAGATCGCCGCCCGTGTTCGTCGGGTCGAGCACGCCGGCGACGTCGCGGATCGTGACCTCGGCGCGACCGCCGTCCGTGAGGTCGAGCTCGAAATCGCGGCCCCGGTCGATCGTGTACGACGCGACCTTCGTATACCCGTCGTCGAGCCGCAGCCAATCCGGAGCGGGCTCGAGCGTCGAGTCGTTCGGCGCGATGCACACGCCCTCGAGAGCGCCCACGCGCTACGGCCCTCGACGGAGCGCCGGTCTCGAGCGCTGCCGCTTCCGCATCTGCTGCTCGAATTGCCGCGGGTTCTGCACGCCGTGAACGTGAACGGTCCCGATCGCGATCCCGCCGGCGCCGGCGAACGCCGGCGAGACCTTGCCCGGGAGCGTGCCGCCCTGCCCGACGGCCGCGAGACGAGCTCGAGCGATTCGGAGCTGCTCGGGTGAGAGCCCGAGCCCGGCGAGGATCTGCGACGTGCGCGCGTGCCGGAACTTCGTCTGATCGCCCGTGTGATCCTTTAGCTGCTGATTGATCCCGTCGAGGATCTCTTTCACTTTCTGCCGAACGTCGCGGCCGACGGCGCCGAGCCCGCCGGCGAGCACCTTCCGGATACGCGCGAGCACCGAGCGCGTGTGCTTCGTGTCGAGGAACGTCCCGGCGGTCGCGGTGTTCACGCGCGCGAGCTGTTTCTGCAGCGCCTTCACGCCGGCGACGCGATCGTCACCGGTCGACGTGAGCCCGAGCGCCCGGAATTGCCGCGACTTCACGAGCTCGCGGCGATTGTCGGCGATCTGTTTCGTTAGGTCGCGCTCCTGCCCGAGCACGCCGACGAGTTTCTCCTCGAGGTCGATCGACCCTTTGTGTAGCCGGAGCTGCTCGCGCACGCTCGCCTCCATCGCCTTTAGCGCGACGAGGTCGTCCTGCAGCGACGTAGAGAGCTGCGCCTGCGAAAGCGTGAGCTGCAGCCGGCGCCACACCTTCTCGTATTTCTCGAGCCACGTAAGCGCCTTCGGCTTAGTGCCGGTCGAGTCGGTGAACTTCGGCAGCGGCCCGAGCCCGAGATTTCCGAGACCGCCGCCGCCGATCTTCGCGGCCTTGTCGACCTTCGCGCCGCCGGCGGCGAGCTGCGCGGCTAGCGCGTCCTGCTGCCGCTTGATCAGACGCACGTTCCCGGCGATGAAATCGGCGGCGTCGCCGATCTTGTCGGCGCCCGGAATCAGGTTCTTAGTGCCGAGCCCGGGGATAAAGATCTTGAGGTGCGAGCCGATCGAGTTAAACGCCTTGAGCACGAACAGCACGGCTTGATTCGCGCGGAGCTCGAACTCGAGCCAGAAATTCTCGAAATAGACTTTGACCTTGTTCCAATGCGTGATGATGTACGCGGCCGCGGCGCCGGCGGCGAGCGCGAGCGCCCCCCACCCGGTAGAGACGAGCGCGGCCCGCCACACGGACACGACCTCGCCGGCGGCGACGCGAGCGCTCACGGCCGCGACCTGATTCGCGACGATCGCCTGCACTTTGAATCCGACCCACGCGCCGGCGGCGAGCTCGAGCGCGGTCGTCCACCCGCCGACGGCGTCGGCGACTCGAGCGGCTAGCCCGACGAGCGGCCGCAGGAACGTAACCGCCGCTTTGATCGCGCCGGCGAGAGCTCGAAATATGCCGGTGAGCACGGCGACGATCTTCTGCTGATTCTTCGCGTTGTCGAGCCAATCCGCGGCCCGAATGAGGAGCTGCGTCAGCTGCGGGAGGATGCCGCGCGCGATCGCCTCTTGCACGTTGTCGATCGCGTTCCGGAACCGGTCCATAGCCCCTTGCGCGGTGCGCCCGTACGCCGCAGCGGCGCCGGCGTACTTCTTTTGCAGGAGCTGCAGTAGCTGCGTCCCGGTCGCGCCGTTCTTTGCCGCGATCCCGACTCGCCGGAGCGCGCCGGCCATCCCGAGCGACGCGCGGATCACGAGCTGCGTCGCCGCCTGCAGATTGATGTTCCGGCCTCGAGCGACGTCGGCCGCGAGCGCGTTCAGCCGGAACGCCTTTCGGACGTCGCCGGTCCGGCGAATCAGATTCGAGAACGTGCCGAGGAGCTCCTCGTCGGAGAACGCCGAGAGCCTCGACTGTTTGAGCGCGGTCGCCTCGATCGATTTTCCGTACGTCGCCCACGACTGCCCCGCGTTTTTCACCGCGACCTCGGTCTGCGCGAGCACCCGCTGCGACTCCTCGCCGGCCGAGATCGTCGATTTGATCGCCGCGACGATGCCGGCGCCGCCGAGGAACGACGCGCTCGCGAACGCGAGCGATCGACCGAGCCCGGAGTAAATGCCCGACGCCGCGATCGCGCCGCGCGTGCCGCGGCCTATCTCACTGTTGAACGCGTGCGCGCCGCGAGCCGAGCTCTTGAACGTCCGGAGCAGGCTACGGTCGTCGCCGGCGATCTCGACGAGGAGTTTCCGAGTCGGCACGCTACACAGCCTCCCAAACGCGGCCGACGGTGTCGAGCACGTGCCCGAGCCGCTCCTGCACCTCGCCGGCGTGCAGCTCGAGCGCCGGGACCATCGAGCGGCCGAGCAGGAGCTCGGCGAGGTTCGGCCGGCGTAGGTTCGGGTTGCGCCGGCTTTCCCGGCCGCGCTGTTTCGGCGCGACGTAGACGAGCCTCCGGGTGACGCCGATCCGCATTTCCGACCACGCATCGCCGATATGCGAGATACGTTCCCGCGCGAGCGACTCCGCGCTGCGGCCGACGGGTTCCGCGGCCTCGGCGAGCCCGACGCGTAACTCTTTCTGCTCGGTGCGCGACGCCGCGGCGAACGCCTTATCGAGCTCCGCGAGCCCTCGTATGTGCACCGCTGAGACCATCACTCCCCCGAGTCGAGGTACCTAGCGTCGAAAAACAGATCGAGGTTCAGGAGATCCGCCGGCGTCAGGATTCCGACGGTGTCGGGCTGGACTCCGAGCGCTGCGAGTTTCCAACCGAAGTAAGTACGGGCCGGTCGACCGGTGCGGCCGTATCGTCGATCGAAGGAGGTCCAGAACTCCTGCTCGAGCCGTCCGAGTTTCTCGGCGATGATTCGCCGAGCTCGCTCGTCAGCTCCGGCGTAGGGTCCTCCTCGGCCTCGGGCCCGTCGCCGACGTCGAGTGTCTCGACGGCCTCGACGAACACAGCGGCGCCGACGAGATCCCGAACGCGGCCGGCCGGCAGCTTCGGGTGCGCGCGAGCGTACGCGATGTGCATCAGCGCTCGCAGGAACCCGGGGTGCCGCGTCAGCTTGAGCACGCGCTCCTCGTGCTCGTCGTCGTCCTCGCCCTCGAGCGGAGCGAAATCCTCCTGCACTAGTTGGCAGTAGCCGTACAGGGTGTCGCGCTCGTCCATCGTCAGCGAGTCGATCTCGGGCAGCGGGTACACGCTGCCGTCGATCGTGAATCCGGCCTCGGTGTTGTTTTCAGCGGCCACGCGTGAGCACTTCCTTTCGTGTCGGTCTAGGTGCCGTCGGTCGACTGAATGCCGGTCTCGTCCGCGGCCTTGAATGTGCACGTCATCACCTGAACGTCGCCGCGGGTTGCGTTCGGGTTGAACGACCGCAGCTGCACGTTCCCGTAGTACGTCTCGCGGCTCGAGTCGATCAGCCCATTCGGGCGCCACACGACCTCGAACACTGTCCGGTCGTCGAACAGCGGCCACAGGATCGCCCACAGCTCCGGCGTGTAGAACGCCTCGCCCTCGAACGACTGCGCCCGCGTGCCCGAGAGCGACTCGTCGTTCCCGGTGACGCTGAACCCGGACACGTCGACGTCGGAATCCTCGCCGGCGAATCCGAACGACCGAAACGCGTTCGAGACGTCGTTCCCGTCGATGTGAATCTCGTCGTGTAGCGCGATGCCCTTCGTGTAACTCATCGCTTGTTGCCTCCTCTCACGCGGTAGAGACGCCGGTCGGCGCCTCGGTGGAATGCGGCCGTTCTGACCGCCACTCGGCCGGCGGTTCGTACTTCGCCGGCTCGACTGTAGGCGACTCGCGACGCAGGAGCTCGATCGCGTTCCGCGCGATCGCGCGCTGCTCGACTGCGGGGTCGAGGTACGCCTCGAAAACTGTTCCGGGCTCGTGCCCGCGGTACTTGCGCCGGCCGATCACCCGATACACGCCGAACGGCCTCGAGCGCGTCACGCTGCGACCGCCTCGGCGACGCCGTAGTGCGCGCGCATTTCCTCGAGCGCCTCGGCCGGGTAGTGCTCGGCGAGCTCGGCCCACGGGTCGACGTAGTCGGCGCCGCGACGCAGCCGGCCTATCTCGAGGTACCCGTTCAGCTGCTCGCCGCGCGATTTCCAATCGACGATTTGCCGGTCGTGTAGGTGCCGGTGCTCGATCCGCATTCGGTGCCCGAGGTGCCGCTGTAGGTTCGTGAGGATGCTCGTATCGCAGCCGCGAGATCGGTCCTCGTCGCCGGGCCGGTACCCGAGCTCGGCCATCAGCGCGCGCGGAAAAATCCGAATGCCGGCGCCGCCCGGGTAGTTGAGGTGAGCAGTCATCATTTCGCGGCCGTCCTCCCGTACGAACGACATTCGCTGAAACCCGTAGACAGTGTGATCGTCGGGGAGGTCGGCGAACAGCCGCCAATCGGCCCAATCGTCGGAACCGAACGGCACGACGTAGTCGGCCGGCCGCGGCGAGATCTTCGGGTCGAGCGCGCATTGAATGCCGTCGTTGAACTTGCGCGACAGGAACCGGTTATCGCGCTCGTACGTGCCGAACCCGAGCAGCCCCGCGCCGAGCCGGTGCGCGAGCTCGAGGAGGTTCTCGCGGTCGGTGATCAGGATCGCGCTCGCGTCGACGCCGGCGCCGGCGAGCTCGTCGCACGTCCTGCGGAGCTGCCGTAGGCAGATCGCGGCGAGGTCGTGCCGGCCGTGCACGGGTACGACGAACGCGAGCCTGCTCACGCGGCGAGCCTTTCGGCGGCGAATGCCCGAGCCCACCAATCCGGATGAATCAGCATGTGCAGCTGCCGCGGGTGGTCGGTCTCGGTCGGCAGCTCCTCGACGTCGAGCTGCTCGGCGAACTTCGCCGCGGTCTCGCCGAACCCGGGATTGAGCCACCGCCCGCCCGAGTCGGAGATCCTGAACGGGAACGGGTACGCGCACCATACGGCGTCGTACTCGAGCCCGAAATCGGCGAGCGGCCGCGGCGCGATCTGCCGGCTAATCGCCCCGCGCGTGATCACACGGTCGGACGGCCCCATGTTCACGCGTCGACACTCGAGAAATTGCTCGTCGTTCGCGAACGTGCCCTCGTCGATCCCGCGGTCGCGATTGCAGAACGGGTCGCCGTGCCCCGCGACGCCGCGCACGGGGTAGCCGAGCTCGCGCAGCCGCGCGATCGCGCGGTCGAGGATCTCGTCGGGATCTTCGCCGGTCCGGAGCGACTCGGCGAGCGCGTTCGAGTGAATGCCGATCTCGTGCCCGTAGCCGGCGATCTCCTCGAGGAGCTGCGGAAACGCCGGCGACGTCCAATACGGCGACGTGTGCAGCACGTAGTACGTCGACCGGTAGCCGCGCTCGGCCTCCCACCGCGCCATTTTCGCCGCGGTCTCGATCGACTCGGCCGAGTCGCAGTCGTGCCGGAGCCCGATCACGTTCGGAGCTCGAGCTCCGGCTACGACGTCCGCCATCGCGACCACGCGCGCCGCCCGCGCGAGGAAACGACGGTCGAGCTCCTCGAGGTCGTCGGCCCTGAACGGTGCGCGGTCTCTCACGTGGTCGCCTCCCTGATCGCTCGAGCTCGGCGGATCGCCTCAGTCTTAAGCGCGACCGCGTCGTCGAGATTGCACATACGGTCGGGCGCCTCGGCCCACGGCAGCGCGTCGAACCGAATGTCGAGCTGTTTCGTCGGCGCGATTACGCCGATGATCGTGTCCGACCACAGATCGAAAAACTCGTCGCGCGGCCACACGGCGAGATACCGATCGACCGCCTCGAGCCACACGTCGCGGTCGGCGATCGAGCCCGAGCCCGGGAACACGAGGTCGTCGTACCCGTGCTCGATCCCCTGCCGGCGAGCTCCGTCTGACCACTCCGACCACATACAGCCGGCGAGCACGCCCGGCTCGTACGCCTCGAGGATCGCGAGCTGATTCTCCGGCGTGTGCACGATATCGTCGTCCTGCGAGTAGATCACGCCGTGCTGCGCGCGCAGCGCTCCGAGCACGCGGCCGTGAGTCATCGCGTCGACGGGCTCGACCGAATTGTCATAGACGACGACGTCGTCGAAGATCAGCGATTCGAGCACGGGCTCGAGGTCGACGTCGCCCTTCGTGACGATCACGGCCGAGACGTTAGACGGGAACACGGGTCTCCCTCGCGAGCATTTCCTCGAGGTGCTCGGCGCGCGCGCTGATCGTGAGCTCGGTCTGTCCGCGTGTCATTGCGTGCCGGCGATAGTAGAAATGCGACCGGCTGCTCGAGACGAACGACGCGCCGGCGCGCGCGAGCTCGCGCCACAGCGCCCAATCCTGCAGCGCGACGTCGGGGAACCCGCCCACCGCGCGCAGCGTCGACGCCCTGATGCACGAGCCGGCCACGAACGGGTTACGGTCGAGCTCGAGGAGCTCCGCGCCGGCGAGCTGCGGCGGTCGGTAGTCCTCGCCGTCGGAGCTCGTGTAGCCGAGCTGCCACACGTCGCCGGCGACGAGCTCGAGCCCCTCGAGCGCGTCAGAGAACGCGACGTCGTCGACGTCGAGCTGCCATACCCATTCGGTCCGCACGAGCTCGAGCGCCGCGTTCAGATACGCCGGCTGCGGATAGCGCCCGCCGGCGTCGGCCTCGACCTCGAGCACGCCGCCGATCAGCCGCGGCCGGTCGGTTCCGACGATTACCCACGCCGGCGCCGGATCGAGCCCGCGGAGCGCGCGTACCCACTCGTCGACGTACTCGTCGTGCGAGTCGCCGTACAGGCACGAGATCACGGTCGCGTCGGTCACAGCTGCCACTCGACCTCGCCGGCGGCGAACCCTAGCCGCTCTTTGTAGTACCGGAGCCCCTCGGTTCCGGAATCGTGCCGGTTGTAGTAGAACACGCCGCCGGCGCCGGCCTGATCCGCGACGACGCCGGCGAATAGGAGATACATCACGTCGTCGGCGAGGTGCGCGCCGTGTCCGAGGATCATCGAGACGAGCGCGAGCTCGTGCACGCGGTACAGCGTCAGATAGGCGCGCAGCCGGTCGCCCTGCAGCACGCCGTATGTGCGGATCGCGTGCCTCGAGCACGGGTACTCGGGCAGCCGGCCGTGCCGGCGCCACGAGCGGTACCCGGCCTCCATCGGCCGGCCCTGCCGCGCGCTTAGCGACGTGTTGATCTCGTGAATGTCATCGTCGAACAGCGAGCGATCGATCTCGGCGAACGAGTAGCCGAGCCGGCCGCAGCGGTCGGCCCGCTTGCGCGCCGTCCGGTGCTCCGCGCGCCACTCCTCGAGCGACGCCGGCACGGCGAGCAGCGAGACGTTTTCGCGGTACTTCGGCGTATCGAGTTTCGCGCGCATCGTGCCGGCGAGCTCGAGACAGCCCGCGGCCGCGCACGATCCGAGGAGGTCGACGCGAGTCGCCTCGAGCGCTGCGACCTCAGACACGAGTCAGGACCAACCACGACGCCGCCGGCGAGCGGACGATCGTCGACGCCTGCCACCCGTCGACCACGGGCGCCGGCGCGTCGAACGGAATCGTGACGGTCGCGACCTTGCGCGCGAGCTCGAGGAACGCCGGCAGATTCGCGCGCACTCGCTCCGTCGCGTCGCCGAGGAAAGGGTCGACACTGATCGCATCCCACACGCGGCCGGCAGCTCGAGCTCGCTCGACGAACTCGAACGCGTCGCCGGCGACGAGCTCGACGCACCCGGGATACACGGCGCGCATCTGCTCGAGCCGGCCGGCGTCGCGGTCGACGGCTACCGTCGCGATCCGCCGGCGCGCGAAATGCACGACGTCGTTCACGCCGAGGAACGCGGCCGCAAACAGACACAGCCCGGTCTCGCAGCCGGCGAGCAGCCACGCCGGGTATTCGCGAGCCTCTCGAGAGATCGCCGGCTCGAGCTCGGCGACGGTCACGAGCGCGCTTTCACGACGACGAACGACCACAGGCACCCGAGCCACCGCCCCTCGCCCGAGAGATCGGGAAACTCGCGGTACCCGCTGCGGCCGCGGAACGCGAGCGTGTCGGCGAGCCCGTTCAGCGTCGGATCGGTGATCGCATTCACGATCGAGAGCTCGTGCTCGTCGTCCATGAACCCGAGCAGGAGCGATTGCCCGGCGTCGATATCCGCAGCTGAGACGCGAGCTCGAACGGTGATCAGCTCGCCGCCCATCTGCTCGCCGAACGCGGCGAGCTCGGGCTCGTTCGACGGGTCGGCCGGGTAGATATCGATCGCCGGCGGCGACGGTGCGAGGAGCCACCCGGGCTCGACTTGCACGTCGACGTCGGTCACGTCGTCGATCGTGTCGCGGATCTGATTCGCGAGCTCGGCGAGGATCTGCTCGAGCGTCGCCACGTTACGCGAGCCCCCATTGCCGCTTTACGGTCGTGAGCCGCTGCGCGTACCGTTCCCACGAGTAGCGGGCCGGCTGTGCGATCGCGCCCTCGTCGCCGAGTAGCCCGGTCACGCCGGGGATCGACTCCGTGTGCCGCCACAGATCCGCCGCGCGGTCGAGGTTCACGCCGACACACAGCGCGGCCTCGTCGGCCGTGAGGTCGTCGACGGTCTCGCCGTCGGCGAAATCGATCTCGGCGACGATCTCGAGGAACGCGGTCTGCAGCACCCGCTCGGCCGACGCGAGCTGCTCGGCCGTCGGCTGCCGAATCTTGAGAATGCGGAACAGCTCGTCGGTCGTCGCGCCGACGAACGGCCCGCCGGCGTCACCCGAGCCGACGACCTCGAGCGCGACGGTGATCGATCCGCCCGACGGCACGGGCCCGTCGTCCTCCCACGTAATGCCGTTGTCGAGGATCGTCCCTCCGAACGCGCTCGACCAATCCGGCTCGACCGTGTCGGACGTGCCGACGTCGGTCGTCTGCCAATAGTGGCCATCGCCGATCAGGAGCACCGCGAGCTCGGAGCCGTCGTACGACTCGCCCGGCGCCCACGGCTCGGCGAGCCGGCCCCCGAACGTGAGCCCGGCCCGGATCGGGTCGGTAGCTACCGGGTTGTAAATGATCTGAACGAACGTCGAGAGCGCTCCGCTCGAGGTCTGCGCGAAGATCTGCGCGAGGGTCGGCGGCGCGCTGAACCCGATCTGCCCGCTGCCGTCCGGCGAGACCGGGTCGCCGTCGACGCTGAGAACAGCCACGACCGCGGCGCCGGCGTCCGGCGTGTAGACCACGACCGAGCCGGTGGCGAGGTCGACTGCGTTTATCGGGTCGAGCTCGACGATCACGGTTTCAGCTCCTCTCGATCAGGGGGAGCGCCGGCGAACCGGCGCCCCCCTCTTTTGCCGTGTCCCTCGAGCTCGTCCTAGCTCGCGGTCGTGATCATCGAGAACGCGCCCTCGTCGACGACGACGGCCTCGAATGCGCCGATGATGCCCACCTCGACGCCGCCGATCGCCGGCTCGACGACGCGGAGCTCGACCGGAGCTCCTGCCGTCTCGGCGACGAGCAGCCCGGCCGAGTCGCCGACGGCCATCACGCCGGAATCCATCCCGCGCGAGACAACCAGCTTGAGCGGCCCGACGTTGTCGCCGTTCACGGACGTGAACTGCGTGAACGCAGCCGACGTCAGCCCGAGCAGGTACCCGTACCGGTCCGGTGCGAGGTAGATCGTGTCCGCGATCCGCCCGCTGTTCGCGAACACCTCGGCGTAGCCGGCGCCGATCGCCGTCATGAACTCGGCGAACGTCGGCGTAGCCCCGATCGGCGAGCTGATGTTGAACGAGAACGCGCTGTGCTGCAGGACCTGCGCCGCGTCCTGCTCCGTCTTGAGCGCGTAATCGGCCGCGGCGAGCCGGAACCAAAGGTCGAGCGCGTCCGGCGTCGACCAATTGATCGCCTGCCACGAGAGATCGCCGCCGCCGAGGTACGTCGACGCCGTCGCGGTCTCCATGTCGATAACCATCCCCTGATCACCGGCCGCGGTCTTTTCCGACGCCTGCACCGCGACGACGGGCCGGGTCGTGACCTTCGGATAGGTGAGCGTGCCCCGCTCGAGCGTCGACCGCTGCCCGGACTCGACGAGCGGCCGCGTCGCGTTGATCACTTGGAAGATCTGCGCGATGTGCTGCGGAGGAGTGAGCCCGCCGACGTTCGACGAAAGCGTGTTGTTGACACGCTTCACGAGCTCGAGCCGCTGCAGCGCGTTTGCGATCACCTCGGGATCGCCGAACTGCGCGGCGATCTTCGACGCGACCGGCGACTGCCGGGTGAGGATGAAATCGCGAGCGTACGCCGCCATCGTGCGATAGACGACGCCGTCCTCCTCGACCTCGGTCCCGTCGACCGCGCCGGACATTGCCCGCCGAACGGCCTTCGACCGCTCGAGCGCGGCCCGGTCGGCCTCCGCGGCCGACGTCAGCTCGCCGATCTCGTCGTCGAGCTCGACCATGCGCGAGCGGTACGCCTTCGCCTGCGTGAGCTGAGCGTCGTTCAGATCCTCCTCGCCCACGTCGCGCAGTAGCTCCTCGTGCAGCTGCTGCGTCGACTCGCGCTCGCCGATCCGAATCGCGAGTCTCTTTTCGGTTTCCGTCTGCATTTCCTGGTCCCTCCGATCTAAGGATTTAGGTCGTCGGGATCACTACTCGCCGTCGTTCGGGACGGGTGCCGGCTCGTCGTCGGGGGTGCCGGAGCCATCGTCCGGGGTGCCCTCGCCGGGGTGCGTCGCATATCTAGCCGGCAACTCTACGCCGAGCAGCCGACAACGCTCGACGAGCTCGGGATCGAGATCGAACGCGAGCACCTCCTCGTCGAGAATGATCTCCTCGCGGATCGCGAGCACGGCAGCCCCCGGAATCGCCGGGCGCCGGCACAGCGCGACTTTGTCGAGGTGCGCTTTCACGCGCTGAACGATGCCCGCCGACGTGCGGACGGACCGCTTCGGGTACGCCTCGAGCGAGACGCCGCCGAGCACGCCCTCCTGCACGAGCTCGAGCGCTTTGTCGCCGTCCTGCCCGTCGAAGATCCGAAACGAGCCGTACAGCCCGTCCGACTGCGACTCGAGCCGCAGCCCTCGGCCGATCAGCCCGCCGATGCCGGCCTGATGCTCGAAATTGAGCAGCACGTCGACGCGGTTCGCGGCGCGCAGCTGATCGTCGAACGCGCCGTGCATCCATTCCTCGCGGTAGCGCGGCCCGCCGTCCGAGACCTCGGCGGCGATGCCGTACGGAACGATCCGAAGATCGACGGTGCGGCCCTCGCCCGGCGCGAGCTCGGCGACGAACTCACGCAGGAGCGGCCCGCGCGCCTCGTTCTCGAGCTCCGGATTCTCGAGCTGAGTCGTGCTCATGGCGTAGTACCTCCTACGGCTGTTAGTCGCGGCTGTTGCGCCGGCGACGCTTTCGCGACCGTCGACTCTTGCGGGTCGTCGGTTTCGCTGTTCGGGTCGAGCGGGAGGAACGTGTCGCCGGCGTCGAGCCACACGTACGAGCCGGCCGGGAGCATCTGCGCCGTGAACGCGTCGACGATCCGCTTACCGGTCGGCCGGAGCTCGAACCGCCACCACATTTCGCCGAGCGCGGCCGGGTTCTGATACGTGAGCCCGCCCTGCAGCGCCATGTTCAGGAGCACCGCCGGCACGCCGTACGCGTTCGCGAGAACTTTCGCGTTCCACTCCTGCGTTTCGAGGAGCGCCATATCGGACGGGTTGAACGCGAGCTCTTGCGGCTCGAGCTCCGGCGGCACGACCGGCGGCGCCCCGTTGCGCGAGCTCGTCGCCTGCATCCATTGCGTCTGAATGTCCTCGGCCTGCGCCTTTTGCAGCTTCCGCTTCGACTGCAGATACACCTTCGGCATCGCGCCCTGCGAGACCGCCATCGATTGATTTCCGGCGGCGAGCAGCCCCCACGCGTTCTGACTGAACGCCTCGAGCGCCGAGCAGCCGTGCGCGGCCGAGCCCGGGTTCCGGTCGATCTGCACGACGCGCCCCGGGTCGATATCGGTCGAGCCGATCTTGTAGCTGCGACCGCCGTCGGCCGCGCGCCTGATCGTGAGCCTCGACGAGTCGAGCACGGTCCAGCGCCGCGGGAACCCGTCGGCGTAGAAATCGGTCACGTACAGGCACGCGAACCCCCACGCGTACAGCTGCGCGACAATCGAGAACATCGCGTCGCCGATCCCGTTCGGGTACCACAGCGGATCGGGTGAGCTCAGCCACGCCGGCGGCGTCGCCGATTCCGGCCCCTCGAACCGGACCGGCATCGACGCGATCTGCTGCGCGTTCAGCTGAATACACCTCGACGACGTCCACACGCGCTCGGCGAGCCGGCCGTCGCCCGGCACCCATTGCTGCGAGAGCGAGAGCCCCTCCTGCGCCCACCACGCCGGGATGATCGTGTTAAACAGCGAAATGTTCGTGCCCTCGAGCGGCTCGACGTCACGCTTAAGAATCCTCGGCCAGCGCATCAGTAGATCACCACCTCGCCTATGTCTTGCCGGGTCGCGCTCCACACGGCGATAGACGACGCGACGAGCGGCCCGACGTCCGCGACCGATTTCGTACGAGACCACGCCCACCGGTCGACGAGCGGCCGCGTCCGAGCACCCTTCACCGCGACGTCGAGCTCCTCCTGCCCGATATGCCGCAGCGTCTTTTCGCCGACGCCGTCAGCGAACAGCCCGCACGCCTCGGCGTACTCGCCGGCGGTCGTCCGCTTCACCTCGACGCCCGCGATCTCCTCGACGCGCGAGATCTGCGCCGCGGACGGCCCGAGCCCGTCGGTCGCGACCTCGAGCACCTCGTGCCGCTCGAGCAGCTCGGCGAGCCGATCGGGCAGCCACCCGGTGCCGGCGCGAGCGTGAATCACCTCGACGTGCATTTCGCCGGCCTCGTTCAGCCCCGCAGCCGCGACCGAGGTACGCCGGCTCGGCGACACGTCCCACGCGAGACACACGGGATCGACGAGCACCGATGCCTCGTCCTCGACCTCGCGCCACGCCTCGAGCGAGATCACGAGCTCGCTTGATCCGTCGGTCGCCGGCCAATCGCCAACGCCGAGGAGCTCCGTCAGGAACGCGCGCCGGCTTAGCGACGAGTGTTCGAGCTCCATCTGCTCGATCTGCACGCGGCCGCGGCCGATCGCGAAATTGACCTCGGCCCACCGCTCGCGGTCCTCGATCACCTCGTCGGGTACGTCGTCCGGGTGATCGAAATCGAGCGACCACTCGAAATATGCGAGCCGCTGATCCTCGCCCGCGAGCCCGCGCTCGCGTACACGCGCGAGAACGATCCCGTGCTCGTGCACGTCCTGATCGACCGCCGAGCCCGTGTACCACAGCTGCGGCCCGCGCTCGGCCTTCGACGCGCGAACGGTCGGCATCATCGCGCCGTGCGCCCACTCCGAGAGGATCATCGCCTCGTCGAGCACGAGCAGCGCGACGTCGTCGAATCCGCGCATCCCTGATTTCGTCCGGGTGCGAAACTCGATCTTTGATCCGTCGTCGAGCTCGAGCGCCTCGTCGCCGTGCGAGTACCGGAACCCGAGCAGCCGGCCCGAGCCGGCGCGCTTAACCCGCTTGAACAGCTCCGGGCAGCCCCGCACGACTGCCTCGAGCCGCTGCGAATGCCGCTCCGACGTCTTGAACTCGTGCGCCGAGTGAACGATGAATCGCTCGTCGAGCTCGTACAGCCCGAACAGCTCGCGGCCGAGGAGTACCTCGCCCTTGCCGTTCTGCCGCGGCGCCGTGAATCCGACCTCGGGTGTCTGCCACCGCCCGCCGGCGTTCACGCCGAGCGAGCCGCGGAGCACGAGCTCCTGCTCGGGGTCCAGCTTGAGCCCGACGCGCCGGCAGAACTCGACCGCGCGATCGCCGAGCTCGTCGTCGGCAGCTTCCGGAACCCACTGAACCCGCGGCGCGATCAGATCGGCGACGACTACCACAGCCGCGACCGCCGCCGGCGACGCGTGTTCGTCCGGAGCGCGCCGTCGCGCCGGTTGCAGCTCGAGTGAGCGGGCCCGCGATACCCGCGCCGATCCGGCGTGTGATCGAGATCCCACTCGGCGCCCGCCTCGATCAGCTCCTCGCAGATCGAACACGGCACGCATCCCCCGCGGACAATCGGCGCCCATCGCCGCCGTTCCGCCCGATGCCGCGCACCGAGACCTCGAGCCTCCGTCGACGGCCTCGAGCGCCGGAGATTCGACTCCGGGGAGAGAAATCCGCCTGCGGGGGTCATCAGCTGTTCCACGGCTTAAAAAAGGGTCTGCGTTGCGGCGCCGGCAGACGTCGCGCGGTCGACTCGGTTCGAGGTGAGCCTACGCGCGGACGTCTGCCGGTAGTGATCCGTCACGCGGCCTAGTGTGCGTCGCGAGTCGGACGTTCGTCAAGCGGCGAGGTCGATCTCACTCGTGCATGTGTGCGAGCTCCTCGAGTGTCTTACGCTTGAGCTCGCGGAGGTCGTCGTCTCGTTGCTTGCGCTCCTGCGCGCAGCGTCGCATGTATGCCTCGGCCTCGAGCTCGGCTCGTTCGCCTCGTGGTCGGAGCTCGTGCCACCGGGTGAGCATCCGTTCGACTAGCGCCTCGTCGTCGCGGTAGTCGCCGAGGATGCCTCGGGTTCCGAACTCGTCGCCGAACAGCTCGGCCTCGACGTGCTCCTGCCGGTCGTAGTGCACGCCGGCGTTCTCGAGCCATCGTTCGGCTGCGGCTACTCGTCGTGTGCGTTCGCTGCCGACGTCGACTGCTGAGTCTCGGAGCGCTTGAGCTCCTCGCTCGAGTCGGGCCCGGAGAGCGGACCACGCCCACGTGATCTTGCCGGCTGCGTGTGCGGTGGCTACCTCCTCGATCGCGCGTTGCACGAGCTGCGGTTGCACCTCGAATACGTCGATGATGATCGACTCGTCCTCGGGTCTCGGTGTCTGCCCGTTGAACGATTCGACGGCGTCGATTCGGACGGTCGACCATGCGAGGTATCCCTCGAGGTCGCGTGTCACGTCGGCCACTCGAGCAGCTGCGCGATCTTCGCGGCCTCGGCCGGCTTGAGCACGGTCGGTTCGGTCTGCAGTCGGTCGAGCAGGGCTCGGAGTGTTGCCTCGACGCAGTCGAGCCGGACGTGCGTCTCCTCGCGGATCGCGGATTTAGCCACGGTCTGACCTCCCTCGTCGGATTGAATCGGTGATCACGAACGCGACCACGCCGGCGGCGATGCCGGTCACGAACGCGTGCGGTAGGACGCCGGCGCCGAGGATCGCTCCGAATGCGAGCAGCCGGATCACGACGTGCCCTCGGCGGCGACGCGCTCGAGCTCGGCTCGGGGGTCGAGCCGTTCGATCTCGTCGTCTGCTCCTGCTCCTGCACCGGTACCGCGGGAACCGTCGTCTGTAGCTACCGGTTCGGGTTCAGGTTCGGTTTCTGTGTTAGGTACGGACGGGACGGGTCGGGGACCGTGCGCGCGTGCCCGCGCGCCTGCGCGTGTAACCACTTCGGAACCGATCGGGGACTGATTCGGAACCGGTTTCGGTACCGATTCGGAACCACTTTCGGAACCACTCCGGAACCGGCTAACCGCCGCAAGTATGCGCTTTCTCGAGCCTCGCACCTCTCTAGCGACCTCGTTCGCGGTCGCGTTCGGGTGCTCCGTTATGTACGCGATCACGGCCTCGTCGAGCCCGGAATTCGGCGGATTGTAGACCTCCCAATCGTGCACGACGAGAGCCCCGTCGGGCCTCCGATCGAGCCACGTAGCAGCCTCCGCTCGAGCGAGGAGCGAGCTCGTCGTCGACCTCGGGAGGATCGAGAGGTCGGCCGGGATCACGCCGGCGGTTTCGTAGCGCGCGCAATACTCGAACAGCTCGAGCAGCGCCCACTTTTGCGCCGGCGTCCACCCGGCGAACTTCGGGTGCTTCGTGAACCCGTCGTCGAGCCGTAGCCAGCTCACGGCGCCGCCCTCGGGAACTCGCGCACACGATCGGCGAGCTCGTCGTCGAGCCGGCGGCGCCGCCTGCTCAGCCTCCGCAGTAGCCGCAGAGCTCCGCGGATCACGTACCCGGCTCGGTCGACGTGGCGCCGTAGTCGCGGAGCGCCTCGCCGACGATCGACGCGAGATCACGTCGGAGGATCGGCTCGCCGGCCGCGAGCTCGTGCGCGAGCCCCGGGTCCTCGAGGTCGATATCGCCGGCCTCGGCGCGCTCCTCGAGCCCCTGCACGCGCCGCAGGATCAGCCCGAGCAGACTCGCGACCTCCTCGCGCGCGATCGCTCGTATACGGAGGATTTCCTCCTGCGTGAGCATCGGACTACGCCTCGGGTAGCGGCTTGATCACGAGCCGCGAGGTCGCCTCGGCCGTGAACTCGACGTGCCGCGCTTTCACGGGCCGGCGTGCCACGACGTAGTTACCGATCCGCACGGGTGCGTCGGCGAGGTCGAGTTTCTCGAGCTCCTCGATCACGCGGTCGTGTGCGGTGCGCGCCCGCTTTCCTGCCTCCGACGCGGTCGCCTTTCGTTTCGCGCGCTCCTCGAGCAGCGCCTCGATCTCGGGGTTGTCGATCGTGGTCTCGTACAGGGACGTTTGCGGATCAGGGACTGCGGCAAGCGACATAGCGCTCGACTCCTCTCGTTAGTGGTCTCGGCCGGTCGAGCGCCGAGCGGGGGTTCGATATGTCTACTCGGTGTCTAGCTCGGATGCAAGGGTCGGCGATCACCTCCGTTCGCTGCGAGCGCTTTTTCCGCGTCGATCGTCGAGAGCTCGGAGAGCAGCGCGCGGACCGCGGTCGCGTCGGCGAGCGACCATTGCGTGCGCGACTGATTGCCGAGCGCGTCGTACACGCGCTGTATCCGCGTCGAGAGGTACCGGACGGCGTCGTCGGTCGCCGGCGAGCTCACGCTGCAGCCGCCACGCGTCGGAACAGCCATCGCGCCGGCGCCTCGAGCTCGGCGATCGTCACGAGGTGCATCGGAGCGACGGCGACGAACGCGGGCCCGTCGCGATCGCCTACGTCGAGCCGCGCGCCGGCGAGGAGCTCCTCGCGTGTCGCGATCCCGAGCAGGAGCAGCTCGTCGTCGGCGCCGGGCCGGTTCGCCGTGAACGCGAACTCGGGCGCCGTGCCGAGCTGAGCGTCGAACACGTGCACGGTGTAGTGCGGCTGTGCCGGCGTGCGCCGTATCCGGAACTTGACGCCGAGCCCGCGCCCCTCGACCTCGAGGTCGGGCAGCCCGTCGAACCCGCCGTGCACGGTGACGTCGGCGCCGCGGCCGCGCAGCCACTCGGCGAGCGCCTCCTCGGCGACGTAGCCTCGGAGGTTCGCGTCGAGCGTGCCGGCGCGTCGCACTTGCGATCTGAGCCCGTGCTCCGACGCGTGATTGTTAGCGGCCCACCGGTCACGAGCTCGACCTCGCATCGCCGGCGTGATCGGCATCCGGGCCCATTCGGCCGGCGAGCTCACGTGCGCCCCTCGAGCTCGAGCTGCTCGTCGACCGGGTACGTCATCTGCAGCCCTGCGAGCGCGACGCAGTAGGCGTCGAACGCGTCCTGCGGCCACGACTCCGGGCAGCCCCTCGCGATCGCGTAGGTGCGCGTCGCGGCTTTCACGGCGTTTCGCTTGCCGCCGGCCGGGAGCCCGTTCGCGCGGCGCCACTCGGCCGGCGTGAACCGGACGACGGTCACGGTTCGATCGTGCGGCGACGGCAGACACGCGACGATGCCTCCCTGCACGCGCTGCAGCCCCGCAGACGCGCGGAACGTGTCCGAGTACGGCTGCTCGATCGCGACGAGCTCGACGCCCTCGTCGGCCCACGAGGAGCGCGCCGGCAGCACGTCGCGGATATGCCGGGCCCGCTCGAACGCGTCCTCGCCCTCGAGGAACGGGCCGGTGAGCTGATAGCGCCGGTGCTCGAGCGGCCGGCCGTCGTCGTCGACGAGCACGACGTCGATTCGCTTCGTGTCATAGTCGACGCCGGCGAAACTCATTCGACGCGCCCGTCGTACCGGTAGCGCCACACGCCCTCGAAATACTCCTCGCGGACGTACACGTCGCGCGAGAACGTGACGGGCAGCGGGTCGTCGTACGTGCCGATCGCGACCGTCGGCTCGACGGCGAACTCGAGCGTGTCGGGTGCGTCGTCGGCGCCGGCGATCCGAGATCCGTCCTGCGGCCCGCCGAGGAGCTCGAGCACGATCACGGCGTCACCTCGAGCCGCCGGCCGTCAGCGATCGCCGCGGCGAGGTTCTTAACGCGACGCGACTCCTCGCGGAGCTCGCGAGCCTCGAGCTCGAGCTCGGCCGCTTGCGCGTTCAGCGCGTCGGCCACCCGCCACAGCGCCGGCGCGTCGCCGTCGTGTAGCCCCGGATACAGAACGCGCTCGGTCACGCCGCGCCCTCGAGCGTGCCCTCGAGCGAGAGCTGCTCGGGCTCGCCCCACGTGTAGCCCCACGCGAGCCGGCGAATCGAATCGAGCACGCGGCCGTCGTCGTAGTAGTCGTCGAGCGCCGCGCGGACTGCGGTCGTCGCCGGCGTGCTGGCGCCCTTATGCGACGTGTACCACCGGCGCGCAGCGGCCGAGAGCTCGTCGGGTGAGTAGCGCGCCACTACCGGGCCCGCCGGTGCACGTCGGCGTTCGGACACGTCGCGAAATGCGAGGTGTAGATCTCCTCGCCGGGCATCTGATCTCGCGTCGCGCTGATCACGAGCGGCCCGCCCGGGTCGTCGAGCTCGCGGAGCACGAACCCCTGCTGCACGGTCGCCGGCGCCGGCAGCGCGTCGATCGGCATTTTGCGGCCGTGCTCGGTTCGGGTCCACGTGATAGCGGCACGGCATGAACGGCAGAGCGCCATCAGAACGGGATCTCGTTCGTCTGCGCGGAGCTCGAGCTCGGCGTCGCCGGCCCCCACACGCCGCCGCGGAGTGATTCCCACCGGCCCGAGCGCCGGCGAACGACGAGCCCTTTCCGCCGGAGCGCGACGAGCACGGCGCGACCTTCGTCCTCGCAGTACGAGCACGGCCGGCGCCCGTCGTGTTTCCCGCGGCGCGCGTGCAGCACGAGCCCGATATGCGTCGCGGTCGCGCCGCCGTTCAGCTCGACGAGCTCGAGCACGTAGCGCTGCCGGTCGGTCAGTTTCGGCTCGGACGGCACGAGCTCGAGCTGCTCAGCCATGCCGGCAGCCCTTCGGGTACCACGTCGTGACGGCTTTCCGGCCGAGCTCGATCGAGCTCGCGCCCGCGGTGCACGCCGGCGGCGACGAGTCGAACGCGCCGACGCGCCACGCGACGAACACGCCGACGCCGGTCCAGAACAGGAGACAGAACGCGAGCGCGCCGGCGAGGATCAGCGTCCCGAATGCGTCGATCGGGTCGCGCCGCATCAGAAACACACGCCGCGGCTCGGTGGCCATTGCCCGCGCAGCCACTCGCGCGAGTAGTGCTCGAGCCGGTACGCGCCCTCGGCGAATCGCATCTGCTCGACCGCCGGCCACGTGTCGACCGTGCCGGCCGGGTGACGAACGCGGCTCGAGTAGTGAGGGATGAACCACCCGGTGCCGAGCTGCAGCCCGCCGAGGTACGGGGGATTCGGGTCGTTCCACGCTGTGCGCTCCTGCCGGTGCACGCACAGCCACAGCGAGAGGTGCGCGATCGCCGCCGGCGCCGGGTCGGGTTTCGGCCGGCGAGCTGCGAGCGCGTCGCCGGACGGCCGGAACAGCGCGAGCAGCACGAACACGATCAGCGCGAGCACGATCAGCGTCGCGAGCGCGAGCACGAGCGGCCAAATCGGCACGCGCGGAGGGTCGTCGCGTTCGATCATCGCGCGGCCCGATAGTGGTCGGCGTGCCATTGCGCGCAGTAGTACGAATCGCGGTGCGCGGCGAATCCCCACGCGTCGAGCTGCTCGAGCGTGCACGTCGTGCAGTCGCCGTCGCCGTAGGTCGCGGCGAGCGTGCCGGCGATCGGCAGCCCGTGGTACGAGACCGGCCCCCACCCGCAATTACGGTACGACTCCTCGATCGCGATCACGCGGCCGTCGTTCACGCGCGCCTCGAGCTCGGCGTACAGCTGCGCGTCGGACGACTGAATGCCGTCGAGGTGCACGATCATCAGGTGCCCGGAGCCGCCGAGCTGATCCATCTTCGCGAACGACGCCCGGCACTCGCGCGCGAGCTCGGCCTGAAACATCGGCCGGTCGACGCCGAGCTCGTTCGCGAGCGCGACGATCGCGTCCGGGCTCGTGCCGTCGCCCTCGGCGCGTGAGTCGCCCCACACGGCCGTTCGGATGCCGCGCGATTTCAGCGCGGCGATCTCCGCGCGGCTCGGGTGCGGATACGACGGGTCGGCCGTGAACGCGCGGCCGAAGTAGTCCGGCCCGACGAACGACTCGAGGTAGTCCTGCGCGATCACGAACCACGACTGCCCGAGCGCGAGCGAGTGTGCCGGCGCCGGGGGGTGCGGTGTCGGCTGCGGCGGTTGCGTGCTGTGCAGCGGAAACTTGTGCCGAATGTCGACGAGGAGCTGAAACGGCGTATACGTCTGATCCCATTTCGGGACGACCTTCCACACGCCGGCCGGCCGCGGCCCGCCGACGTCGCGCCACGCGTGCCACCGATCGAACGCGGCCCACCGGTCGAGCACGTAGCCGTAGTCGCGCCGGGTGATCGACGGCACGACCGATTTCGGCGGTCGCGGCGCGAGCCCGTAGTGCGCTTTCGTCGCCGCCTCGAATTGCGGTGCGGATAGCTTCGCCATCGGTTCAGCCCTCCTCGCGGTAGGCCATCGAGCCTCGCGGCTCGTCGGGGATCGGGAACGCCGGCTGCTCGAGCTCGGCCGGATCGTCGGGCAGCATCGCGTCGAGCGCCGCGACCATCTTCTCGAGCCACTCGGCCGAGACCTTGCCGCCGTGCTTCGCCCGGAACGCGTCGACCGCGTCGGATGCCGTGCGGTGCTCGTCGGGCCCGACGCGCTTCGCGAGCTCGAGCATCGCGCCGACGTCGACGTCCGTCGCGAGCGGGGGATCACCGGCGCCGCTGCGGGGAGAGGCAGAGTCGCCAGAGGAACGACTCGGTACAGCGGCGCCGGTCTTGTCGCCGGCAGCCCATGCGGCTAGGCGCCGGCCGGTGTCCTCGTCGAGCTGCCGGTCGAGCGGCACGATCTCCTCGAACCGCCGCTCGAGCTTCACGGGTACAGGCACGCCCGGATTGTCCGGCGTGAGCACGACGGAGAGGGTCGCCTCGAACGGCAGCCGCCGCTCGCAGATCGGAATCCACCCGCCGGCGCCCGTGTACGACTGTTTCGGGACGACCTCGGTCCGACCGCCCACCTTCACAATGTCGACTTTGTCCTCGGCCCGGTGACACACGATCACGTGCGGCCGAGCTCGCAGGAGAGCGGCGACGTAGCGCTTATGCCGCTGTTTCGGCCGGGCCCACGAGAGGAGTTTCGTGTTCTCGCCGCCGCCGAGCCGCGCGTGCTCCTCGAGCTGCAGATCGAGCACGCCGCCCTCGCCGTCGTACTCGTGCGAGCCGGAGTCGATCACGATCACGGCCGGGTCGAGCGCCTCCGCGGCGACGATCGCCTCGACGTAGCGCTCGGGTGAGAACGGCCCCTCGAGCGTCGCGTGCAGGAACCGGTAGTCGTCGGCCTTGTGCAGCATCCGGCCGCGCTCGGTGTCGATCGCGACGATAGTCCCGGTCTCGCCGGCGATGCCGGTCGCGATCCGCAGCGCGGACTCGGTTTTGCCGGTGCCGGTGCCGCCGGCGAGCAGCACGAGGAGCTGCGTCTCAGCGCGTACGGCGTCGCGGAACTCGAGCGGGCTCATCGGACCATCCGTAGGACGTTGATCGGATCGCCGAACTCGAACGACGCCGAGCGGCCCGCCGTGTAGTGCATCGCCTCGAGCACGCCGGCGTAGACGACTTCCCACCGGTCGCGCCGGCGTAGCCACAGCCACCGCCAATCGCGCCGGCCGCGTCGCCGGCCGCGCAGCACGAGCACTTTCGCCGGCATCCCGGGTTGCAGATTCGCGAGCATTAGCTGCCACCTCCGAAAACGTTGTAAGGGTCCTCGAGCTCGAGCTCGAGCCACCGCGATTCTTCGTACGCCGGCAGCGTCGCGAACGCGACCGCGTCGCGATACGCCGGCCACGAGTCGCCGGCGACGCACTTCCGCCAGAGCTCGAGCGCGTAGTCGACTTTTTTCCGCGCGATCGTCTCGGCGTCGGGTGCGAGCTGCAGCACCGAGACCGCGTGCGGCTGCTCGAGCTCGACGACGACGAGCCGGAACGCCGGCCGGGTGCCGGTCAGCGTCTCGATTCCGCGCCGGTAGAACTCGGCCTGCACGTCGTACCCGAGCGAGAACACTTGCCGCGCCCACGACGCCGGGTGCGCCGATCGGCTCGTGACCTTTAGGTCGTCGATCACGGTCACGTCGGAGCGGAGCCAATCGAGCCGCGACCGGCAGAGCACCTCGTCGCCGAGCTCTTTCCATAGGACCGTGACCTCCGGATCGCCGTCGGCGAACAGCGGCGGATCGTCCGAGCGCGCCTCGAGCCGGCCGCGGAGCGTCGCGACCGTGTCGAGCACGAGCTGCCACTGATCGGAGAGGAGCGGTACGCGCCCTCGAGCTCGGATCTCGTCGCGCGCCTCCTGCGCGACCTTCGTCCGGTAGTCGGCCGCGTCGACGCACTCGACGACCTCGACGCCCTCGAGGAACACACTGTGCGCGGCCGTGCCGAGGTCGAACGCGACAGACGTCGCCGGCACGTGGTCGGGGTTCAGCCTCGGGTGCGCGGCCCACGCGTGCGCCGGCGACGCGCCGCAGAGCAGTTTCGCGATCGAGCTCGAGAGCGACGGCCGGCCGGCCGGGTCGGCGTCGGCCCACGGGTCGGCGTGGTACGTCGCGGCCGGGATGCCCTTCGCGATTCCGCCGGCGACGGTCACGAGAGCGCCTCGCGAGCTCGACGCACAGCGGCGAAACACGCCTCGAGCTCGCCTTTCGCGATCGCGAGGTGATGCACGGCCATATCGAACGCGTCGTCGGCGAGGAGCTCCTGCGCCGCGGTCTCGAATCCCTCGAGTTTCCCCTCGAGCTCGTACGCGAACCGCTCGAGCCGCGACCGGTGATAGCCGACGTTCTCGCGGTAGCGTTTCGCGCGGATCTCGTCGAGCGTCACGGTCACGATCCCCCCTCTCGATCGCCTAGCCACGTGACCGTTATCCGGAACCGGTCGCCGCTCGGGACGGTGATCTCAGCCTCGGCGCCCTGGTCGGTCTCACGGAGCGCGTCGGCGCCGATGCCCTGCCCGAGCGGGTCGTGCGAGATCGAGAGCCCGCCCATCGCTGCGGCGAGCACGCCGACGGCTGCGCGCGGCCCCGTGTCCGGCGGCGTCACTTTCGCCCCGCGACGTAGTCGAGCCGAACGCCGAGCTCGCGGACGGCGAATGCGATCGCCTCGAGCCCGGCGAGGAGCGCGAGCGTATCCGGTTGCAGTAGCGGCGGTCGGTCGAGGAGCTCGCCGCTCGGGTCCTCGGCGAGCCGTGCGCGCGCCTGATCGAACGCGAGCTCGCGCGCGTTGTCGAGCCTCGCGAGCGCGTCGGTCGTCGCCGCTTGCGCGTCGTGTACGTCGCGAATATCTGCTGCCACCTCTCCACCTTTCCTCGAACCTCGACGCCGTCGCCGGCGCCCCCCTGTTACTCGCCGTGCCGGTTCGTCGCGAGAACGATCCGCGCGACGTGCAGCTCGACGTCGAACCCGAACGCCGCGTGCCGGCACGCAGCGAGCACACGCCGGAACGCGTCCGGGTACAGCACCCGAGCCCGGTCGACCGTGTTCTCGCGCTCGCGGTCGACGTGACGTGTCACGCCGCGGCCCGCGCCGGCGCCGGCTCGTACGCGACGAGCTCGAGCTCGAGCCCGTACAGCTTCGCGATCCGCTCGACCACCGGCCGGCGAGCTCGGTTCGCCTTTTCCCACCGCTCGAGCGTTTTCGCGCTGATGCCGAGCGCGGCCGCGACCTCGAGCCGTGTCAAACCGGCGTGCTCGCGAGCTGCTCGGAGTGTGAATTTCGGATCACTCATACGGGGGAGGTAGACATTAGCGCGTCACGCCGACAATATACGGGTGTCGAGAAAATGTCTACCTACAGAGGAGGTCGACACAGTGAGCACCGATCGTTCCACCTTCCTATGCCCCGCCTGCAGGCAGGGACCGTTCGACAGCGCGAGCGTCGCCGTCGCGCATTGCCCGGCGCCCGTCGAGGAGCAGCTCGTCGGCGAGCCGATGTTCGAGCCGCTCCGCGCGCCTGCGTCGAACGTGGTCGCGCTCGAGCCGCTCGAGCCCGGCGTGCGGATCGTGAACGGCCAGCGCATGTATTCGGCGGCGTGGCTGTGAGCGTCGAGACGATCAGCGTCGGCGACGTTTTCGATACGCCGTTCGAGACCGGCTGCCTCGCCGTCGGCGAGCTCGACGACTTCGGCTCGTTCGACGGCCTCGACTCCGACGGCGTGCTGTGCCGGTTCGTGCTGCCGATGGTCGAGCAGATCACCGGCACGCGTGAGGTGCCGTCGTGAGCCGCTCGACGCGCGAGCTCCTCGCCGAGCTCGATCTCCTCGAGACGTACAACTCGCGGCGCGAGCGGGCCGGCCACGACTACGGCGCCGGGCAGCGCGGCGCCGAGCTGATCCGCCGGCGCCGGCACCTCGAGGAGCTCGGGTACGCCGGCGAGGAGCTCGAGCTCGCCCTCGCCGATCTCTCGCCGGCCGAGCACGTCCGCGCGTTCGAGCGGATCGGCCGGCCGCGGCTGCGCCGGCTCGAGCGCGACAACTTCGGCACGGCGAGCTCGAACCGCAGCCTCGAGACGTGGCGCCGGATCGAACAGCGCCTCGAGATCGTGAAACTCGGCGTGCAGCCGCCGCGTGAGAGCTCGAGCGGCTCGCCTGCTGAGCCCCTCGCAGCCTCGCAGCCGTCAGACGGCCCGCAGCCCGCCGGAAACGGCAGAACGGCTTACAGCGCGTCGACGGTGAAAACGGCCGACGGCCGGTTCCGCTCGTCGTGCCCGTGCTGCACTTACAGCACGGAGCGGTCGAAACGCGAGCCGGCCGAGCACGCGATCGCGCAGCACCTCGCGTACGCGCACGAGGTCTCGTCGTGACGCGCGCCGAACAGCGCGCGGTGCTCCTCGCGGTCGCGCGGTGGAATCCGACCGGGACGTCGATCGAGCTCGTCGACGCCGATCGGTCGAACCTACGCGAGCAGATCACGCTCGAGCTCGCCGCCGCGATCGGTGTCGAGCCCGAGTCAGCGCTGAACACGGTCGACGCGCTGCGAATGTCCGGCGCCGTCGACGAGCAGCCGTAGAGTCAAGAGAGCCGGCCGGGCCTTTGACGCCTCTCGGGCCCGGCCGGCCCCCTTCGTTACTTCGAGATCGCTTTCGACGTCGTGACGCCGGCGAGACCGCCGGCGAGCGCGAACGCGAGATCGGGTAGTCGCGTCTGCGTGAGCTCGCTCGCTCCGCTGATGATCGTCACGGTGACGATCGCGGCCACGACGGCGAGCAGAGCGATTCCGAGCACGCCCTCGATCACGTACTGCATTCGGTGTTCCCCCTTCCCGGGTTAGTAGCCGGCGGCGTGCCGGCTCACGAAACGCGCGGTGTCTCGCGCGCACGTTCTCATTCGCGGCCCGTGCTCGCCGCAGTTATGCGGAGAGGTGTCGAACCGCGCCCACGGCAGCCCCGGGATCGTGAACTCGATCCACACGTGATCGTTCGCCGCGTGCACGGTGAAGTAGAGACCGCGGCCGGGCTCGCCCCACGACTCGAACCATTCGGCGACGTGCTGCGTCGACGAGCCGAGCAGCCCGTACTTCGCGAGCACGTCGGACGTCGAGCCCGAGCAGTCGGCGTCGATATGCGGCGAGTCGTTCAGCGGCGTACCGTCGTGACCGCCTCCCCACAGATAGGCGCCGTCCCACTCGCCGCAGTAGGCGTACAGCTGCCGCGCGATCTTGAGCTCGGGAGGATCGAGCGCGGCTTTCGCCTGATTGAACAGCTCGAGCGAAACCGAGTCGATCGCCGGCTCGCCGGCGTGCGGCTTGACCGCCTTCGCCGCGCATAGGTCCTTGTGCGTCTCGGAGGTGTAGACCTTCGACGCCTTACGGCCGTGCGCCGCGTTGAACTTCGCGACGGCGCCCGAAAATTTCTCGTTGTAGTCCTGATCGAACGCCTGCCACGGCCACAGCCCGCAGCGGCTCAGCGATCGCTTGACGGCGACGACGTCGACGCCGGCCTCGGACTTATTCGGCGAGCTCGGCGGATACAGCGGCCGAACGAACGGTGCCCTTACTGCCACGGCTCGAGATTGTCTAACTAGTGTCGGACGGACTCAGCCGCCGACGCCGATCAGACGCAGCACAGACGAGAGCGCGGCGATCGCGGCGAACGAGCCGGCGATGAATTTCTCTCGTCGGGTCCACGCGCTGCGCGCCGTGTCTCGAGCCTGATCGAGCGCCGCCTGCGCGATCGTCGCCGCCTGCGCGCTCGACTCGAGGTAGTGCACGCGATCGCGGAGCGTCGGCCGATCGGGGTTCCGCAGCCCGACCTTCGGAGCTCCTCCGACCTCGCGCTCGAGCTCGTCGACGGTCTCGGCCACATCGCGAAACCGCTCCATCAGCTCGCGTTGCCCCTCGCGGAGTTTCTCGAATCGGTCGTCGTCCCGCTGCTCGTGAGCCGCGAACGCCTCCTCGATCTGCACGCGAACGCGCGCCTCGCCCATTGATTCCCCCACGACGGACCTAGCGTATTGCCGCGGTCGGAGATCATTCTCCGAGCCTCCCTCGTCGCCGCCGGCTGCGGCCCCGGTGACGACGGTCGATTGTGATCACTCTCGGCCACTGACGGCAGTCACGGCCTCTCGAGAGTGTGCCAAACCCGCGCGGACGTTTCTACGTGGAATCCCTCGAACGGGTGATCGAGCTCGCGCTCGCCGGCGACGATGATCTGAACATGCCTACTTCACAGCTTCCCCTCGTGACCGCGATCGGCGGTCGTATGTACGGCGACGGCGAGTACGTCGTCGAGTTTCACGTCTCGGAGCTCGCGCCGCTGAGCGCGACGATTCTCGGCTCGAGCTCGCTCCGCGGCGTCGAGTACGAGCAGCACGTCGCGCCAAATCTTGAGACCGCGCGCCGGACGATCGCGCTCGCGCGGCTGCAGGATGGCACCTCGTGCTGATCCTCGTCGGCACCGGTCAGCCGCAATGCGAGGAGCACGCCGGCCCCGGGTTCGGCCGGCTCGTGCAGCCCCGCAGCTACGGCCGCGTGCGCGACACAGCCGCCGACGGCATCCCGTGGGCAGCCGATAACGACTGCTTTCAGGGACTCGACGAGCCGGCGTACGTGAAAATGCTCGACGCGATCGCCGGCCTGCCCGGGTGCCTTTTCGTGACGGCGCCCGACGTCGTCGGCGATTCCGGTCTGACTGATCTCTCGTTCGAGGAATGGGCGCCCGAGCTGATCGCTCGCGGCCTGCCCGTCGCGT